TTTCAGAAGAAGGACTAGCTTTAATAAAGAAATTTGAAGGTTGTCCTGTAAATGGTGCAGGAGATCCTATTGCTTATTTATGCCCCGCAGGTGTTTGGACTATAGGATATGGTCATACTAAGCGAGTTAAAGAACACGATAGATGGAGTAAAGATCATGCAGATTTTATTCTAAGAGAAGAAATAGAAGATGAGTATGAAAAGCATATTCAAGACCTTGTAAAAGTAAAACTAGAACAACATCAATTTGATGCGTTAGTAGCGTTTGTATTTAACTTAGGTTATGGGAACCTTAAAGCATCTACTCTTTTAAAATTGCTTAATGCAGGAGATTATCATTTAATCCCAAATCAAATAAAAAGATGGAACAAAGCTACCGTAGATGGAGAAAAAGTTGTATTAGACGGTTTAATAAGAAGAAGAGAAGCCGAATCCCTACTATTTGAAGGAAAAGAATGGAGTAAAGTTTAAATGGCATTAAATAAAAAAACTTCTTCTGCAAATTGCAATAACTGTTACCTCGGTTTATTTTGGGACGGCAAAACCTTTAAACGCTGGGGAGAAAAATAAATGCCATTACAGAAAGCAATATTTAAACCAGGAATTTATAGAGAAGGAACTGATTACGATAATGATGGCGGTTGGTTTGATTGTAATTTAGTTCGTTTTAGAAAGGGTAGGCCAGAAAAATTTGGAGGGTGGACCAAAACTACCAATAACACTTTTTTAGGCACAACAAGAGCTTTACATTCTTGGGTATCTTTAGGTGGAACTAAGTTTTTAGGTTTAGGAACTACTTTTAAATATTATATAAATGAAGGAAACTCTTTTTTCGACATTACTCCTATCCGCAAGACAACAACAAATGGAATTCTTTTTGCCGCCTCTAATGGCAGTTCTACTATAACTGCTACTGATAATGGTCATGGGGCTGTAGAAGATGATTTCGTAACAATAGCAGGAGCAGCAACCCTTGGTGGTCTAATTACAGCGGAAGTGTTAAATCAAGAGTATCAAATTACTTCTGTTACAACTAACACCTATACATTTACTGCCAAAGACACGTCAGGGACTACGGTTANTGCAAACGCAAGTGATTCAGGTAACGGAGGTTCAGGAGTAGATGGGGTATATCAAGTTAACGTAGGTTTGGATGTTTACGTAGCTGCTTCAGGTTGGGGAGCAAACCCTTGGGGACAAGGCACTTTTGGATCTACTACGGCTTTGTCAAATACTAATCAACTAAGATTGTGGACACATGACAACTTTGGTGAAAATTTAATTATTAATCAAAGAAATGCAGGAATATTTAGATGGGTTGAAAATGACGGAACAGAAACCAGAGCCGTTGAGTTATCTAGTGTTTCTGGAGCAAACCAAGTTCCTACCGTAGGTATGCAAGTAATTACCTCAGAAAAAGACAGGCATCTAATAGTCTTAGGCGCAGATCCTATTTCTGGAACTACTAGAACTGGAACGCTTGATCCTATGTTGATTGCGTTTAGTGATCAAGAAAATGAATTAGAATTTGAACCAAAAACTACGAATACAGCCGGATCTCTTAGATTGTCTTCTGGTTCTTCTATTATTGGTGCTGTTAAATCTAGACAAGAAATATTAGTTTGGACCGATACCGCTCTCTATAGTATGCAGTTTACAGGGCCACCTTTTACATTTGCAGTTAATCTTATTAACGAAGGTATAGGGCTGGTTGGTCCTAAAGCTGCTGTAACAGCTCCTCAAGGAATTTATTGGATGAGCTACAACAATTTTTATGTATATAACGGAACTGTTCAAACCCTTCCTTGTACCGTTCAAAATTATGTTTTTAGTGACATTAATCTTGGTCAATCTTTTAAAATTAATGCTTTTACAATTGCAGATAAAAACGAGGTTGGATGGTTCTATTGTTCAGCAAGCTCTATAGAAGTAGATAGATACGTAATCTATAATTATATTGAAAATATTTGGTTTTATGGATCTTTAAGTAGAACTGCTTGGTTAGATGCTGGAATTGAAAATTTTCCTAGAGCCGTTAGTGATGGGTATCTTTACCAACAAGAGTCAGGTTTTGATGATGACGGATCTCCTATGACAAATGTTTTTATAGAAAGTTCTGACTTTGATCTTGGAGATGGAGAGCAATTTACTTTTATAAAAAGAATTATTCCTGATTTTAAATTTTTACAAAATGATAATTCTGGTAACGTTAATATTGTAGTTAAAACAAGAAATTTTCCTGGAGAGTCTTTAAGCACCAATTCAACCAACGCTATTTCTGCATCAACAACACAAGCCTATGTAAGAAGCAGAGCAAGACAAATAGTTTTAAGATTTGAGTCTGATGATGATGCTAGTAATAATGGCAATTTAAATATTGGGTGGAGATTAGGAGCTACAAGAATTGATACAAGGCCTGATGGCAAAAGATGAGCAAGATATTACAGACTCAACTTCCTATTGCTGTAGGAAATGTTAGTCCAGATATTTTTAACAAATTAGTAAGAATTTTAGAACTCAACCTTGGTGCTGTTGATGTTAATCAAACCCAACAAATAAATGATTCTGATAAAAATACTCTTAACTTTTTAGCTGGAAGTATTATTTGGAATACTACATTAGGAGTATTGCAGGTTTATACAGGATTTAAATGGCTAGATATAGGCAAAAGATTAAATGACCTTGGTTTTGAATTAACTGCTTCTTTAGGCAGCGTAGACGTAGCGACTAATGGCGATATATCAATTAATGTTACCAGTTCTTACGAAAGTTATGGTGTAGAAAAATGGTACAGTTAGCAAAAGAATTAAAATATAAAACAAAAAATATATTACTAGAGCATCCTGCCGACTGGTATATAAATAAAAAAACATTTGATGCAGCTAAACATTCTTTACCAAAAATAGTTAATTTTTATGAAAGCAAAGGAAACATTAACCCTGTAAAAAATAAATTACAAAAAGTTATAAAAGAACCGTTAAAAGATGTGTATACGGTTCCATTTTTTTCTGAAAAGTTTTGTTCAATATTGTTAGATGAAATGCATAACTTAGAAAAGTTTTATGGGTTTACTCCTAATAAAGAAGAGGATTCACTTAGGCAAATACCTGAAATAACCTTTGAGGATAATTGTCCAGAAATATTTCAATCTTTATTTCAAACAATATATACTATAGGTAATCCTATATTTTTAAGTATTTGGAACAGGTACGTTAATGGTGGGGCTATTCAAATAGCTAACTATAATTTAAAGGATAAAAAGCAAGGTGCCTGGCATCATGATGCTAGTTCAGATATCAGTATGGTTGTTCCTTTAAATACTGGTAATTATGAAGGAGGCGGAACCGAGTTTTTAAATCGTGGTACAGTTGAGCCATTACCTACAGGCCACGCTCTAATATTTCCTAGCTTTACTCACATGCATAGAGGCTTGTCAGTAAAATCAGGAAATAGATACTTACTTGTATTTTGGTTAAAATGTATGGAAGAATAGGGTAGAATTTAAAAATGAATATAATAGACAACTCAGGAAAAGGTTTAGCAACCCTAGGACGTAACGAAGATCGCTTTATGGCGCACGTTGCACCAGGGGAAATGGTAGTTCCTCCAGTTATATCAGACAACACAAAAGCACTCATAAGAAAAGAAATGGCCGCTGTAGGCTTAGATCCAAGTCAGTATGAAGTGGGCGAAGGCATGTCTATCAATCCTATTACAGGACAAGCAGAATTTGGTTTTCTTAAAAAATTAGCAAAAACCGTTAAAAAGGTAGTTAAAGTAATTGCACCTATTGCAGCCGTAATACCTGGACCCTGGCAGGTACCAGCTATTATGTATAATAGGGGGAACGCGGTATTAAAAATAGCCAAAGGGGAGGGCGGCATTGGTGATCTTATAACTGCTTTTACGCCTACAAGTGCTTATACGGGCGGCAAAACAGGAAACATTTTTGGAAACACAAAAGAGTTTTTTACTAAAGGAACAGACGGCGTAGGATTTTTTGGAAATGTTGGAAAAGGCCTGGGTAATGTAAAAGAATTTGTAACTAAAGGAACAGACGGCGTAGGATTTTTTGGAAATACAATAGGAAAAGGTTACGAGTATGTTATGCCTGGAAAGGATAACGTAGGATTGTTCGACAATCTAACTGGTGGTGGTGGTGCAAATAGAAAATTAAGTGAAATATCAAAACTAACCAATTTGGACGGATCAGTAGTTTATACAGATGCTGCTGGTAAAGTATACTCACAAGATCAAATCACAGCTTTGCAAAAAGAAGCACAAGGGTCAGGGGGTTTTAATCCTTTTATGAAAAAAGCCACAACTGCGGCAGAAGTAACGGTACAGTCTGGTGATAGTCTAACTAAAATAGCTGAAGCTAACAATACTACGGCAGAAGCGTTGGCAAAAGCTAACAATATAGCTAATCCTGATAAAATTTTTCCAGGACAAACAATAAAAATACCAGGTGCAGCAAGTAGTTCTTCAAATTTTTTAAGTGGATTAATTAGTGGAGGTGGAGCAGACAACGTTGGAAACTATGGTGTACTTGGAGATATAGGTGGCAGCATTACAGATTCGTTAGGATTAACTAAATATGGAGATCCAACTAATACAGGGGGTGGGAGCGGTATAGATCCTAAACTGGCTGGTCTTGCTTTGTTGTACGGTAAAGTTGTCAAAGATGCAGCTAAAAAGAATGAAGGTGGTTTAACCGATATAAGACAATCAATTAGGCCAGATCTAAACCCAGCCCCTGTATTTGCTGGTTTTGATTTAGGTGTAAGAAAAGCTGCGGCTTATGGAGGTCCAATAGGATTTGGCAGACAACAATACAACCAAGGTGGTTTAGCAGAAATAGGCGAACTAGATATGCGAGATGGTGGAGAGTCAGCCGGTCCTGGTACAGGAACTTCAGACGACATACCGGCTATGCTTAGTGATGGTGAATTTGTAATGACAGCCGCAGCTAATAATGGCGCTGGTGGGTTTAAGTTTAATAAAACAAAAAAAGGTTTAGAATTAATAGCATCAAGTAAACCAAATAGAAAAAATGGTGTAAATGTTATGAATCAATTGATGGATACCTTTGAAAAATATAACAAATCTGGGAGTATAGTATAATGGCTAATACAGTAGATCCGATACTACAACAACAACTTGCCTCTGAAACCACAACAGATCCGCTTCTTCGAGCGTTGTATTTTGGATCTGAAGGCACTCCTGGATTTTACAATCAATTACAACAAGCAGGCGCTAACTTAATAGGTAGTGATGTACCCTTACAAGGAACTGCTGGGCTAGATCCATTAGAAATACAAGCAAGACAAAGAGCGGAAGCAGGCCTTGGTCAATTCCAACCATTTTTTGACCAACAACAAGGTTTAGTTAACGAGGCAATAGGACAATCTAGAAGAGCAGAACAATTACAAGATCCTTATTTTACTAGAGCAGAAGATCAATACGGTTTAGGTTTGGATAGCGCTCTTTCTGGTATTGATCAATCAAGAAATTTATTAACAGGCGCAGTAGACAGTTTTGGTAACAGACTTTCTGATGTAGAAGCTAGAGGGGAAACGGCTGCTGGAAGATTTGGTCAAGATCTCTTTGGTATTGAAAGAGGAGCATCTAGTAATGTTGATGCTTATGGAAACCGTCTTTTAGAATCAGAAAATCTTTTAAGAGGAAGTATGGGTGCTTATGACCCAAGCATGACAAATCAATTTTATAATCCTTATGAAGATAGAGTTGTTCAGCAAACAATTGATGATGTAATGAAAGCTGGCGACCAACAAGATATAGCAGCCAGAGCGCAAGCTATTTCTGCTGGTGGTGAATCAGCTTTTGGATCTAGAGCAAGACTTGGTGCTGACGAAAGAAGAGAGGCTCTTGGTAGAGGTTTAAGTGATGCGCTTAGTGGAATTAGAGCCAGAGGATTTTCAGAAGCTCAACAGACAGGTATGGGCGAGTTTTCTAGACAAAGAGACGCAGAAAGAGCTGCTGCATCAGGACTGTCTGGATTTGCCGGCTCAAGACTTGGAGCTGATGAAGGATTATCCAATAGATTTACTTCAGGAGCTATGTCAAGGTTAGCGGCAGATCAAGGAGTAATTGATTTGTTAGGTAGAACTGGGCAACAACAACTTGCAGCTCAACAAGGTTTATCTGGAAATTTACAACAGTATGGCCAAAGCGAAGCTGGAGCAAGAGCAGGATTGGCCAGCGGTTTATTAGGTATAGGCGGACAAAGAGGTGCTGGTGCTTCACAATTGGGATCTCAATTAGCAGGATATGGCTCTCAAATGGCTGGTATTGGACAAAATCTTGAAGGATTAGGTAGAGGTCAAAGATCTGAACTTATGGGATTAGGTGCTACCGCAAGAAATATACAAGATACAGGATTTGGAAGACAGTTTACACAACAAACAG